TAAAATATTTAATACTAAATTTTGTGCCATATCTACCTAGTTTTATTCATAGCTTCTCTGTGTTCTTCGTTTTCTAACATAAGATAGCCTAACCAATGGTTATACTCCCATTCTTCCATTTGTAAAACTTCTCTTAGAGATATTTTTAATCTATCAGCTACAATAAAACAATTCTTTAATTGATGGTCAAATTTTAGTTTTTTTTTACTTCATCAGGGCTGACAACTCTTACCATAGCTGTCGCTACTCGTGAGAGAACATCTGAATCTACTTTAGTCATCAGTTCCATTTTATCCTCTAGTTTAAAGATTTTTTTTCCATCTTTATCTAAAGCTTTCATAACTACAATGTCAGCAAGAATACTAACATCATTCATGTTATCTGATTTTTTGAAAAGTTTATTTTTTTCGTAAAGGTTAATAGGATTCCAATAGATAATGGCTGGTTTGCCATCATCATCTGACCACTCAGGAACATCAATAGATTGAATACCAATATTCTCAAAATGAGTTTTGGCTCTGTCTAAAATTGACATAAACTATTATTCAGTTCCTATTGTCAAAGCATCAGTTCCTTGAAAAGTCACACTTCTTGAAACAATACCATCTAAAGGCTGTGATACAGACATACCTGTAATTATACCAGCACCCTCAAATTTTCTGTCTCCTGTTGAACTTCCCTCAGGTAATAATTTAAAAGTCACACTTGCACCAGCTGTTAATTGTGTTTGAACACTATCAGCTTCGTCAAAGTGCATTTCTAAAGTTCCTGAAAAAGATGTTCTACCAGCTATGAAACTTTTAGCACCATCTGACATTTGTGTAGATTCAACAACATCTCCTGTTGTTTCAAGAGTGAAAGATGTAAGTTCGCCAACTGCTGACCCACCTACTACTACTTCGCCCTCTTTTCCATGATGTACTGCCATTTTATTCTCCTATAATTAATTTGTTTATATTAGTTTTCTTCTTCATCGTCAATATCTTCGTCATCCATATCTTCATCAAAATCATCTCCTGAGTCATCTTCCCACTTCTCATCTTCCTCTTGGTCTCTCAGATCAGCAAGTAAGTCTTTCACTTCTTCACATAACATTGATTCTTTGTCATGCAATTTCTCAATACTATCTATCTTCTTTTCTATCTTATCAATAATTTTATCTTTACTAGCCATATCTTCTCCTTGTTTATGGTGTTCCAGCTTGGAACTCATAAGTACATCTAACAACCATTCTAATACCACCAATAGGAAACAATGTACCCTCGTCTGTTTCTACACTTGTGATTTCTGTATCAAGTGCGTTGCCACTTCTTGTAATATCAGATTCTAACTCTGTTTCAATAGCTGTAATTAATTGATTTCTTTTAGTATCAATATTAACTTCAGCACCCTTAACAAAACCAAGTATAACAAAATCAATAGTACCTATTCTTGTTTTAGCACCACTTCCCATCTCAGCATCTTCTCTAGTTTCTTCAGATGTTTGAACTATTACTGCTGGGTATTGTTTGTCTGATAATTCGTCTAATTGAAATGGTTGTCTTGTAGCTTTTTTAATTGTTATTGGGCTACTTATACCTGATATAGTTGATAAAAGGTTTGATGCAATATTTTCTCGTACACTCATAATTTAAACTTCTGTAATTCTTTTTCTATAAATCTGTTGAATTGCTTACTTATAATCTTTTCTGTTCTATCATTAAAGCCAAAAAATTCTCTTTTTGGTGTATTTAATACTTGATTAAATAATGCTCTCTGTCTCATTTGTGCATTTGAGAAACCTACTGATATTTTATTTGTTCCTGTTTTCTTAATTGTTCTACTTGATGGAGTTAAAGCACCTAACATTCTTCCTGAATAAAACAAATCTACTTTAAGTGGCTTACCCTCTCTCTGTAATTGTTTTCTATAAGACTCAGAGTATTGTGCAAATGGTACATTTCTAAAATCAATACCTTTAGCTGTTTTTGTTCTTATAATGTCAAGCAAGTGAAAACCAGCCTGTAATAATCCTTTATCAATTATTCTTGGAAATTTACTTTGTAATCTGCTGTATCTTTTGGATATTTGTTGTGCGTTAGTTTTAATCTTTAAATCTAAAGCCATTATCTAGTCAATCTTCTAAATCCATGTAAAGGCTCTCTTTCAGAAACTTGTATAGTGCCATCTCCTGTCTCATCATACTCAACACCATCTTCTAAGATTGTTCTCCATTCTTTGTTGTACTCTGACATATAATACTCAGCCATTCTTTCAAATCTGTCTTTCTCTGTCTCAGGTCTAAATTTAGTTAATGCTGGACAAAAGAATCTACCTAGAAATAGATATACACCAGCCCTCTCAAACTGATCTAAATTAACTTTAGTATCTACCATCTCGGCAGTATTTAATACTGTAATATCTGTAAATATATTTGTTTTGTAAGTTTGCCACCACTCTACTCTAAGCTGTCTTAGAATATCATTTGTTGTTTGTGCAAAGAAATTAACAGCTTCAGTATCAGTTGAAGCAATACCAAAACCAAAAGCATCAGGTTGATACTTAGTGACATCACTTGCAGTTATAACATTTGCACCTGTATAATTAGCCATAAACTACTTCCAAATAAAATAAGCTACAATTAAAACTAATGGTATTGAGTACATTGGGTTATTTTTAGCTTTTACCCATACCCACTTTGACCACTTCTTAGCTTTCATCATTATAAATTTGTTCATTTCTTTTTCCTTGTTTTTCTTTTCTTGGGTTTAAGTTCAACTACTTTATCAGAAATGTCTTTTACTGTCGCTTTTTTAATTTCTTTTTTTACTTCATCAACAGGAGTAAAACCTCTTGATGTAAAATGTTTAATATTAGCTTCGTATTGGTCTTTTGCTCTTGTTATAGTTTTTTTACCATTTGTTAATCTAATGTTCATAAATTCTCCTATTGATTATCAGGGAGATTTCTCTCCCTGATAAAAGTACGATTATTGGATTGATGAATCTACGTTTAATTCAACACCATAACTATCGTTAAGTTCTCCTGTACCATATACAGCAGTTGCTACAATCTCGTCTGCTCTTAGAGACGCATCTCTTTGAGTTTCGATTTTTAGGTCTTGCATCATAGCCAATGCTAACGCATCTCTATGGAAGATTGCACCTTTGTAATCTCCTGTTGTACCTGGATTATTGCCTGAGTTGTCAGCCATATTTGAAGTTTCAAATATTGGAACACCAGCTACATTACCAACAAAACCTGTTCTTAAAGCTTCGTTTGATAAATCTGTATCTCTACCTACAAATGTGTTTGTTAAATTACTTTTTAAATCAAACGCATTTAATGGATGAAATACACCAGCTAGATCAGACATTGGAACTGCATTTTTTCTAAGTAGTGCTACTGCATTAAATACATTAGATGCACTTAGAACTGCTGTTCCATCATTAACTTCTGTAGAGAAACCATCAAATAACGCAGTTAAATCTGTGTCAATTTTTTTAGCGATTGCTTCTCCAAATAATCTACCAATATCTCCAGCAACATTTCTTGGTGCTGAGTTTCTTGCTAAATCTGTTAAAGTTGTCATTATACCAACTTCACTTGCTGTGATAGTCACAGAAGTTGGGTTGATAGCTGTGTTAGATAAATCAGAAGCTTCTGATACTGCTGAAGCTGATACAGTTCCATAAATTGGAACTTCTACTGACTTACCACCACCTGTTATTGCATAGTTTCGTACTAGAGGTCTCATAGTTGATTGCTCTGATGCTACGAATAATGCTTCTGCTACAATCTCAGTATATAGTTCCGAGAGTGTAGAACTTGTGCTTTCGTTTGCCATTTTATTTTACCTTTATTATTTATTGTTTAAATTAATCTGAACAGGAGCAGAGTCTCTTTGTTTGCGATATTCTGCATACTTCTTACGATCTTCTGCTTTGCTCATATCTAAATCCTGAATATTAAATGGTTTTACAGTTTTACCCTCGATGCTACTCTGACTACCTGTGCCTGACAAAGACCCTTTTCGGAAATGTGGGTTAGCATCTAAAAACTCTTTAACTCTATCTTCTATCGTTAATAGTTCCCCTTTTGGGTTGTATCGTATGTTCTTATTATTATCAAGTATTTCTATTCTACCATCATCATTATAATTAACTTCATTCTTTAGCAAAGATACTACTTGGTCAGGAGCAATAGCATTGTTCTTAGAAGCTAAAGATAATATAGAGTTATCTACATTAATCGTTTTTACTTTAGCTTTCCAATCAGCTAACTCTTTGTCTTTATCAGCTATTCTTTGTTTCATAAGATTTTCAAGATCAGCTTTTGTTTTTGCTTCCTGTATTTCTTTTTCTTTAAGTATTTCTTCTTCTTGTTTCTTAGCTTCGTCTAACATTCTTTGATGCTTAGACTTCTCAGCTTCTAGTCTTTGCTTGACAATTCTATCTACATCTTCTTGATTAAATGTTGGTGTTGGTTTCTCGTCAGTTTGAGTTTGTTTAACTTCAGCTTCCTGAACATCATTTTTCGGTTGATTAACCTGTGTGTCTTCTGACATTGTTTCTCCTATTTATTTATATTATAAGTTCGCCTTTACTATCATACCAATCAGGATTGACATAACTAA